CTACATCGCCATCAACCAACAGGGTCTTCATCGTCAGATAATGCTCCGCCTGCTTTTGATGCTAGTTTGCCGATCTCGATTAGGCCGATGACTGCGTGATAGGAACCCGCGAACGCAACCGTAATGTCCTCGCTGCTTCTGGTTCGGTGCATGGCCCCAAGGAACACCATCTCATCGAACCTGTTTTGCAGTTCTTTAATAAGTGCCTCAGAGGGTACGTCAAACAGGTCTTCTTCTGGTATTTCCATCAGTGTGTCTCAGCCCAATTGTATCCGATCTTATACTCTCCTGTTAGGGGACACTTGACACCAAGGTCATCACCGGCATCTTTCATGGCATCTACAGCCAATTTACCTACTTCGTCGCCCTGACTTTCACGGCACTCAATCTGCATCTCGTCATGCACATGAGCCACCTGTCTGGCTTTGATGTTTGGCATGTGACTGATGTAGTTCCACAGGTTGACTGTGGCTTTCTTCATAGCGATTGACCCAGCCGATTGGAGTAGAAGGTTCAAGGCAGAATGCTCTGACCTGATTTTCAACTTCCGTCCGTCAAGGGCCACCAGATGCGGGCGTTGCCGAATCGCAGTCTTGATGGCTTGCTGTAGTTTTTGAATGCCGGGCATTCTTTGAAGAAAGTGCTTTTTGATGCGGCGACCAGCAGTACGACCACCGCCAACGATGGAACCAATTTTCTCATCACCAGCCCCATACAGGAAGGCGTAGATGAAGGTCTTTGCTTGGTTCCTAGTATCCAAACCCGCCGCCTCTTGATTAGCCGAGTGAATGTCACCATTCAGGATCTCCTCAATGTAGCGTCCTTGGTCATAGGGGTGAACATAGTGAGCCAGCATTCGCAACTCTAACCCACTCATATCTGCACCCACCAACACGTTTCCCGGCTCCACCGTGAAGAGTTCACGACACTCCTTACCCCACGGGGAGCCTACGCTGGGGACTTGAGCCATGTTGGGCTTGCTGTGTGTGCATCGCGTAGATACGCAACCACATGGGTTTACAGAGCCGTGGATCTTGCCCCCTTTCTCCAACTTGAGCCATGCATTTTCCCCCTCAGCCAGTTGGCCCAGACGCTTGTTGACAAGCAAGTATCTGGCAACCAACTTGGCTTCGGGGTAGGGGAGGGATTGTAATACCGTTTCATCTACTTTGGGTTGACCAGAGTCGGTGTAGTCAGCGGGTTCCCACTCATACTTCTCAATCAGTCTCTCCGCGATTTGCTTTCTACTACCCGGATTGAACGGTACTTCTTTTGTTTTTGTCTTCAACTGGATGATGGCTGGGGGGAAGACTTCTTGGAGTTGCTCTTTGATGCGGCACTTCTCATTGAGCAGCGTGGAGTGTAAGGCTTTAGCCCTTTCTCCGTCGAACACGAATCCGTTGATCTCTTGTGCGTGAATGATTGCCGCGAAGTCGTGTTCCAGTTGGGTGGGGCGGAAGTCAGGATCCTCCTCTTGAATCCGCTTCCAGAGAGCAGCGGTCACCGCTACGTCCTGTTTGCAGTACTCAGCCATCTCCGGCGTAAAGACCGACCAGTCCCCGTCCTCTGCGAAGTCACCCTTGTGGATGCCCAGCCTGACACCCCATGCTTTGAGTGAGTGACTACCCATGAGTTTGCGAGGGAACTCAATCGCTTGGTGGTCAGTTGACATCAGATCCCCAAACAACAAACGGCTCATCACCAGAGTGTCTCGCACTTCGCCTTTGTAGTTGAAGTCGGGGTACAGACGCTTGAGGGCACGAAGATCGAACTTCATAATGTTGTGCCCGATCAGCATCTCTGCTTCTTGCATGAGTTGTAGTGCGTCACCATTCTCCACAATCTTCGGCTCTCCACCGTCTATGCTCATGGCGATGCAGTGACAAGTCTTTAGACCACACAGTGTGTTGAAGTCTTTGATTGCATTCGTTTCTATGTCAAAGATTATGTTCTTCGGCATACTCTAGAATCTCCTTTACTTGTTCTCCGTATCCCATATCAACCAGCATGTCACGAATCTCGGGGATCTTAACCAGCCCTAACTTGAGCCGTGGAATCAGACTGAACTTTTCGATTTGCTCGACACGCTGTCTTGTGATTGGTCGCCCTTCTTGCTCGCTGATGTGATTGGCGATTTTTGTGTACGGATACGGCTCGCCCTTCCAAGGCATGTCGCAATACTCTGCACCCTTCGCACCTTCAACATCTTCAATCGTTTTCATGTCAACAGGAGGATGGAACTCCAGCCCTTTTCGGCAGCGGCTGAAGCCCATATTCCTGATGCGTTCGTAACGCTTACTCGCCATTCGGAACCTCCACAATGTCGGGCGGAACCCACTCAAGCAGTCGCCCGTTGTCGCGGTTGTACTCAAGAGTGCAGGACTCGCCCGTGTCACCAGCATAACGATTCTTGAGAACACGCAAGGTGAGATGGTTGGCGTTCGTATCGTCCTGCTGGTTCCGCTCGCAGCCGATCACTGCGTCAGACAGTTGGGCGATGGCGTGAGAGCCACGGAGTTGGGCAAGAGAAGTAGAACCACCCTCTTCGTGTGACCGGCCCTCTGGACGGCGGAGGTGTGAGATCAAGCACAGGTGGACACCAGTCTCTTCGATCAGGCTCCGCAACTTGGTCATGGTGTTGTCGATCATCCGCCGCTCGTCGCCTTCGCTCAGAGCAGACACCACGATGGAAAGGTGATCAATAAAGATGAACTTGCAATCCATCGCACGAGCCATGTAACGCACTTGATTGAGAAGGTTACTCGGATCAATAGATCCCCAGTGATCGTACATCACACACTTGCCAGAGCCGACCGTGTTCTCAAAAGCCTCACGCTTCATCTCCAATGTAATGCTCTCGTCCCACAGGTGTGGAGGCTTTGCCATGTGAATGCCCATCAGACATTCGGATGTCTTACGGATGGATTCTTCAAGAGCGATGTAGCCAACCTTTTCACCCACGCCCATCAGGTGATACGCAAGTTCACGGGCAACCGATGACTTACCAACACCCGTGCCTGCGGTCAGGGTCACCAACTCGCCGCCACGCATACCAAACAACTTCTCGTTCAGGCCAGCCCACGGGTATGAGACAGACTTGATGTTCTGCTCTGCCGAGATCAGATCCCAGCAGTCCGCACCATCCACCACACCGTCAGGCCGATACGTCTTGGCTCCATAGATGCCGTCAACGATTGCCTTAGAGTTGCCGTTCATCAACGCTTCGTTAGCGTCTTTGAATCCAAGTGATGTAACGATCTTGACCTTGCCGGGGCTTAAGACTTCTGCCGCTTCCTTTGCAGCAGAACGGCCCTGCTCATCTTGGTCAAAGCACAGCACAACAGTCTCAAAAGTTTCCAGCCAGTCGATGTTCTTGGCGATAAGCCGCTTGGCTGACTTGCACCCATTAGGAATCGACACGCAGGGGTACTTAAGTCCAAAGGCTTGGTTGACGGACAGTGCATCAAGTTCCCCTTCGGTGACCACGACCATCTTCCCCTCGTTCCGCCATAGGTGCGAACCATAGAGTCCAACCTTTGTCGTTTCGCCCAGCCAGACAAAAGACTTGTCACGGAACCGAAGTTTCTGAGCAACAACATTGCCTTCACTGTCGCGGTAATTGGCAACGTGACAAGCCTGCCCGTTGAACTTACCCACTCCGTAATCCCACTTCTTACATGTGTCTTCATCTATTTTTCTCTGCTTGAGATGCTTGATCTCATACTTGATTAGGTTTGCCACTTTAGGTTTCTCCACTGTTTGTTGTTCCTGCCCGTCTGCATGTTCGTAGTACTCGCAGCCAAAGCAGTAAGCATGCCCATCATCGTAACGGGCGAGGTTGTCCTTACTCCCACATTTGGGACAAGGCTCGTGTCTGAGGAATTCGCTCAACTTCTTTCACTCCAATCAGGATGCCGGGGGTATCCCCGTATTGCTTGGTGGTTCCTGAACAGACGATCTGATCGTCATCGAACCACAAGAACCGATTGAACGAGTCGAGGGTCTTGAAGTAATTGTCAACGTCACCACGGGGGGCCAATCTATTTGTCTTCTTGGGAGAAGGCAAGTAAAAACTGGCGAACATTGTCAGCCACCCACTGAGAGGGAAGATGTCTGGCAGTGTCGTTGCATCCTTCAAAGTCTCCACTTGTTTTCGGAATGCTGTGTATCGCTTCGCGTAGTAGACCCTGCCCTGCCTCGTAACACGGGGTCTTGAGGCAGGGACAGGTTCCACTGGTATCCAGACTAGGTGTGAGCCGTCTGGACTGGCAAGAAAGGATACTTGATCAGAAGGGGATGTCGTCGTCGGCAGCATGGGAGGTCTGAGTCTCCACGCTACTTGAGTCGAAGCCTTCTTCTGCTGAGAAGCCGTGAGCCGAAGCATCACCAGTTTTTCCGGTGAACTCCACGAGGTCGATCACTTGCACAGCCTTGAGTCGGAGTGAGACACCGAGGCCAGCCAATGCAGTGTGGTAGGGGACGATCTCGCAAGACACTTTGATCTTGCTGCCGCCGCCGATGTTTTCACTGCCAGTGAAGGGCTTTGCCTTGGCATCGAAGATGGCTGGCTTTTGATCCCAAGTCTCGGAACCTTTGCCACCCTTGGCTTTAAGTTTGAACTTGACGATTCGCTTGGTTGCATCTTCGTCGTGTTCGGTGATTGGACTTGCACCATCTTTGAACTTGGTGTTGGGCTTCTGAGATCGGATCTCGTCAGCCAACTCGTTCTTGGCGTTTTCAATCATCCCTTCCAACTCTTCGACATCATCGACATCGAGAATCAGTTGGGTCGTGTACACGCCGTCTTCATCGAACTTGGTGTCCGGTTCAGACAGGTGCGGGTAACGGGCAATGCCCACGCTGGTTGTGTACTTGGTAAGAGTACGTCGCATAGGGAATCCTTTCAATTCCAGTAGTAAGGTGAGTCGATCACCTTGGTGATATCCAAGTCCCCACGTTGGGGAGCGGGAGGTAAGTGTACATCAGATGGCAACATGGTCAAGAACATTTGTTCGATTTTTCCAAGCATGTCATCTTCAAAAATTTCAACGGTTGCTTCACGCACCGCTTCGTTGAACAGGTCGCAGTCGGTGGCAAGGACAGAGGCGGAGTCGTGAACACCAAAGATGTTGTTTACTCCTCTCTCCAAACACTTCAACACAGTCAAACCAAGAATGCCGCCAACACCGTCCAAAGAGTGGACAAGGTTTGCACAGATGCCGTTGACAGTCTTGCGAACACTTGTCTCTCCGTTTTCAACATTGATGCGGTGTCTTCGCACGTTGCCTGCCACGATTGTTTTGACGGTCTGTGAGTTGTAGTTCTCGTACCTCATCTTGACTGGGAAGCCAAGCGGAGTCATCCAACGTGGTGTGACATCATGCTCAATGAGAATCTTTGTGCATTCTCTCAGCCACTCCATGCAAGTATGAGCAGCACCAACAACCTCGTTGATTGCTTGCCAGATCAAAGCAGACAAGAAGTTGCACGGAGCGTATGTCTCTTCACCAAAGGGATTGCTTCTTCCTGTCTTCAACTCTTTGTAAAACCACTCTGCGGTGTAAGACTGACAGGAGTAGAAGGTAGATCCGTAGCACAGAGTCATCGTCTGTCGCTTCGTACATGAACGGGTGATGCCAAACTCCAACCACTTCTTTGCGTATGAGTCAGAACTCTCTTGGAGTTTCTGAATAACACGATCCGCGACCAACTGATAAGTATCAGATGGCTCGCTGTCCGGCAGGACGTTTGTTGACAAGGCGGACACTGGATCCTTCAGCAGCATCGCGTAAATCTGCAAACCTTGTGTTGTGGCATCGAGTGCGACGGGGAGAGTAGTGCGGAAAGACGATCCCTGCAAGTGCAGTTCTGAAATTTCGTGACAAGCCGCCACAAAGCCGAACGGATCGTCTGCTTTTGTCCAATCCATATTTGCTGTCGGTTCTGTCCCTACCGCTTTAATCATCTCGATATTGGATTCAGTCCACGAATATCGCTGAGTAAAGGTTTGTTTATCCATGCCCCACTTGTTGGCTGCATTGATGTAGAGCCATCTAACACCCGAATCGTTGATCTTGGCCCCGTCCTCGAATCTGAGAGTCGCCTTCGTCCACGACGGTCCTTGTGGTTGCCAATAGTGAGGTATGTAGTACCAACGGCCTCGGAAGTCCAGATTTCCGGGAAAGTACACCCGATCTTCTTTGAACCGCTCCATGACTTGCATGGTCTTCATCACCTGTAAACGCTTGGACTTTTGTCGCTCGTTTTCAAAGTGGATGCGAGCAGCGTCTTTTCTCCACCGCTTTCTCGCCTCTTTGTTTGTATCAATATCGACAGGTTTGTTGGGAATCTCGTGGTCTTCCATCGAGGGTAGCCCACCAACTGGTAGAGCCTTTTCCCAAGCCCACTTAAGTGTGCCAGCGACCGTGTGATGATAGCGGGCCGGTACTCTCTGTAGGGAACTCACCGCACGGTACACGCTGTCCATCTCAGTCACCGCCAGTTCTTCAAGATACGCAGCGTCTTGCGTCTTGACCAGAGGGCGATGCCTGATGTTCAGGGCAGCGTAACCGCCGATGAACGGGTTCTTCCAATCGACAGGTCGTTCGACGGAAGGCAACCAGACAGGGAACATTATACTTGCTTCTTCGTGCCCGTCACGCATCCATTTCAAGATTTCGTCAGTGGGTCGGATGTAGGTGTAAGACTTACCACGAGCATCCTTGCGGGTCACGATCTGGATGATGCCTGTGTGCTGCTGCATCAACTCAATCAGGGTGAGGCCGACAGCGACCGCCTCTTTCTTGTCCCAGCGGCTGATCCCCATGTCGTGGTACTTGAGAGTGTTGTTGATGAATTTGCTTTTGGTTTTCTGGGATTTGTGCCGGTCAATGACACGGTGCATCTGCTTCCAGAGAGCAGGCTCATTCTCAGCAACCGCTCGGAAGATCAACTCGTCCTCCAGCAGGCGAGCGATGGCAGCAGCCGTGGGAGTGATCTTCTTTTCCATGCTGATTGAGTCCAGCAGCGACCGGGAAGTGATAGTTGCCACCACGCCAGCAGGGAGCATCTCGATGTAGGGGGCAGCACGATGTCTGCGTCCCGGCTTGGATCGGGTGGTGGACAGCCATGACTCGATGCCCTGCTCCAATGCGACAACAGCCCCGCTCAACAGTTGCCTGCCGACAGGGGTAGTGGTTTCCATCTTGGTTTCTTTGGCCCGCTTGACCTTGTGGTTGTAGCGTTCCTGCCCCAGCCGGATCATCTCCTGTTCAAGTTTCTGCTGGGACTTACTCACGCGATCAGTGTAGCAAATTCTGTAGTACTACAAAAAAACCCCCCGCAGGCCGAAGCCTACGAGGGGTCAACAAGGAGGAAATCTGTAGTGCTACAGATTCTACTGGGGGGTCAGGGAAAGTGTTACGGCATCCGTTGTTTCCATCCAAACTTTTGCACCACAATTGAGTGGCTTGTCGGGTCGGTAGATGACGGAACTTACACCGTGAATGTCAACCGACCAGCCCTTGTGATTCGCGTCAGATGTCTTGACGGTGATCGGGGGCTTGCGGTCCTCACTCTTTGAGTTGGCACGAATGACATGCTGGTTGATGTGGATGCGTTTGAGTTTGCCATCTGGCAAATATGTCTCCGCACCCTCACTGGTGATCACGGTGTGATCGACGTTCATCACCTCAACGCCGGGTCCACGCAACGGGCTGTCCATTGGAAAGTCACTCATCGTCAGGATCCTCCCTGCCTGTCTCGGCATCGTGACGCATGTTCTCCGTATGCTCCTCCTCTAAATCAACGTGATATGACCACGCACGCTCCACTCGGCTTTTGAGTTGGGGCAGTTGATACGCGGTGAACAGAATGAACTCCTGCTCGCCCAGCATGCGTCGTGCTTGTGAACGTGCAACTTCAAGCGTGCATTGACCAACGCGAGTGAACCCGCTGTTTGTACACGCATACCAATCATTTCTAGGAAGTCTCATTTTTATCCTCCCCGCGCTTAACACGCTTGTGGATATCCCGTAAATCAAGAATGATGTCAGCCAATTGCTCAGACTCATGGTCACCAGATGAAATCAAATTCAATAAGCGATCAATGGCACTGTCGAGGTGACGCAATAAATGTTTCTTTTTCATTTTTATCTCCTTGTTGGCCCACCACCCCCAGCCCATGCCCGAACTGAGGATGGCAGACCAAAATCTGTAGTGCTACAGAATCAGAACTCTGAAGCGAGTTGAGACAGAGCCTCATCAGAACGGCTGGTCACATCAACGATGTCGAAGCGATCATTGAGGATCTTGTCGAGCCGCCCGAAGCGGGACGCTTGCGTGATCACATTGCGACCACGGTCGTTGGAGGTGAAGGCGTTGTAGAGCGAGTCCACAGTGCGTTCGCGGAACTCTGGATGCTCTGGCTCCTCCCAGTGTCCGAGGACACGCATCGTCGCCGCAGCACCGATGACACCCTCACGAGCCGCCTCCATGATGCAGTGCTTGGCATCGTCATCGCCGCACTCCACATTCTTCATCCATTCCACCCGCCGCACACGATCCTGAGCCACTGACGGAATGCCGCTGATGCAAGCATCAAGCATGTTGTACAGAGACTCGAAGCCATCGTCCTCGGAGCCGAGGCCACGCATGTGCTTCTTGGACACCTTGCCCGCGACCTTGCCCAGAGTCATGCCGTTGGAGCAGACTTGGACACGCTCGCCCAACGCACCGCCAGCCCGTGTGGACATGTCGTATGAGTTGGTCAAGGCAAACTCCCACCAACGGTCGCCCGTGTCGGGGAGGTCAGGCCGAGAGATCCCGTACAAAGACAGGAACCTCCCGTACTTCTTGTGGTCCTTGATCTTGGGATTCTTGACCGGAGCAGCCGCGTAGTGGACTGGCTCGGACAGGGTGAACCCGTGAGTCTCAAGGATCCGCGTAGCCATGTCCACAAACGTGCCATGAGGCAGGATGCGGTATGTGTGCGGATACTGGGTGGGAGTGGGAAGGTTTTGGATGGTCTTGTCATCCACGATGTCACCCCAGTTGCCCGGATCGAACGGGGTGGGTTTGGGTGGGTTACTTACAGCCGTCATTGGAATAAGCCTCCTTGGCTTGCTTGTATCTGGCTTGTGAGACAGTTTTAGGAACGATCTGAATGTCTCGATTCTGTAGTGCTACAGATTCTGAAGTGTTGCCAACGAGTTGATCAAGTTCAGCGATCTTGCGTTGACGCAATCTGCCCAACTCAGTTTTGAGTCCAGCGGACACGATGCGACGAAGAACCTCAGACTTGTTGGTCTTGAGCATAGATCCGTTGGACAGGTTCTCGTGATTGAGTTCCCGCACCAAGTACTCGATGTCATCATTGATTTTGATGTCACCTTGGAATGAGAGAGTGAAGTATTTGTTAGGCATTTGAAACCTCCTTGAGTTCTGCCTCTGCTTTTTCGAGTGTTTCCATCCGGCGGTCATTGCACCATTGAGCAAGTGCCAAGCCGAACTGTCCGATGTCACCGATGGTCAAGGCGGTCTGCCCGTCCTCATTGTGACGATTGTCAAACCAAATGGTCAGACGCTTTGGGTGATTGGCGTGGATGTTGGTCGCCTCAAATGTGACGTAACCAAACTCTTTGAACGCATCACCCATCATTGAATGCTCCTTGATGTGCAACGCATGCACACCGTCGAGCGTCATGTTGAACGAAAATTGCTGATCAATTCCAGACATTGAATTTCCTCTTCGGTTAGAAGGTCTGAGTACTGACGGAGTAGCCGTTTGGCAAGTTTGGCTGCCGTCTTGGGATGCTCTTTTGCTGCCGCGAATACGACATCACGCTTGAGCGAAACTAGCCACGAGCGGTTTTGTGGCACTTGTTGAATCCTCCTTGAACTTGGATGCCCCAACACCGTGAACTGTGATCTGAACGTGGGGGACTCGAACAGATCGTTCTGACATGTTGCCTTGGCACAGGTGACACTGGTCACAGGTCGTCCGTTTGCCGCCCTCATCAGATGCAGGACACACGATGAGGCCGCGTTTCTGTAGTGCTACAGATTTGTTGACCCGAAAGCAGCGATACCCAAGTGCCTCGGCTTGCTCCTGCTCCGCATCAGTCTCGACCGATGCCATGCAGATGTCAGCGAAATCGGGATCACACCATTGCCATTGATGCGTATATCCCGTCCACTGCTTCGCATTATTGCACAAATCACGCCAAATATCAAGTGGCATCATGGCTGGATCACCATACGAACCAACACGCAGCGAGCGACCTCGGAGCCGACGATAATCGCAGCGACCTTGGGCCTGATAGTTCCCACGTCGCCACGCCTTGTAGACCCCGTTGGGGCCGAGCAGATTGACGTAGCAGGAACGCTTGCCCGTGGTGAGGTCACGGCGATGCACACAGTCACCGCAAATGCTGGAGTCTTCCCCATTGCGTGTCGCACTGATGGGATCAATGTCCTGCCGAAGAATCCAAGACTGAACCATCTGCCCAGTCTTGGGATTCTTCGTGCCGGAGAACCCAGTCAGGATGCACACGATGGGCTTGCCGTCCATGGCAGATGGCCCTTCGTAAACAATCACAGGAGCCGCCCCACTGCGTAGATGATGAGCCATGTCACCAGACCGCCAGACAGGAACCCAGTCAGGTAGAGCAGCCACTCGCCCGTGCCGTCGTACCACTTGGACTGATCGTCGATGTACCCACCAGCCACCAGTGGCGGATTCTGTAGTGCTACAGATTCTGAGTAGTTCGGGTCGGTGTCGGCCTCCAGCATCTCACGCATGAACGAGTCGTAGTCCTCGTCGGGCAGTAGGTCGAAAGCGATTTGCTCGCCCGTAGGCAACTTGCCCGAGGCGAGAGGTGAATCAGATTTGATTTTGTTAGGCATGGCACTCTCCTTGTTTTTGTAGTGCTACAGAATTTGGACATCGAAGGAACAATTCCTCCATTGCTATATCCTACCAAAACCAGTATGTAAGTCAATAGCCACCAGCGACTGAGGCAGCGACCACAAACCTATCACCCCTCCTCGCTCCGCTCGTCGGGGCTGTCACGCCGAAAATTTGGGCAAAAAAAATCCCCCGCCCGAAGGCAGGGGAAGTAAGGGGAGGGTGATTGGATTAGGCAGATGCGACGGTCGCGGAGGCCTCGACAACCTCGGCCGCCTCGGCTAATTGTCCTTGGATCAGTGCCAATTGCTCGGGCGTGAACTCGACGGCATGGGTGGACAATTTGTCGATGATCGTAGACAGAGCCGACTCGACTTGCACAAACGGTGCTTTTGTTGACTGGCCTTCGGAGTCGGGAGCATCGTCCCCGGTGGCTTTGTCTGCCTTATTGCCAGCCTTCTTACGAAGAGGGAAAGCGGAGTCTTTGCCAGCCTTCTCGCCATGCTTCGGATCCATCCAGTCGAGCAAGGCCTCACGACATGCCTCGCGACCTTCCTCGCTCATGTAGAACACATCAGTATCGGAGTCTCTCGCAATGGCCTTCCATCGGTAGTCCTGCAATTCCCCGACAATCCGATGCATCGAGCCGACTGGCAAGGCCTCGAACCCTTCCACGTCCATAGCGACCGTGTATACGTCTGCTTGCTTGATCCAATTGTTATGACTTGAAGACGACTTCTGTAGTGCTACAGATACGTCCTCGATGAAGCCTTCTCGGTCGTCCTTCTCAATGGCTCGGTAGGCCTCGGCGAATGCCAGAACAAACGCCCCATGAGCGGAGCCTTGGAATTCCAATTCCGCCTTACGAAGTTTCTTGGCGGCGTTGATTGCTTTGTTGATGAGTCGTTTCATTTCACATTCCTTGTTAGGCGAGGACAATTCCTCGATGCATGCATTAGACCACAATCGGACCCATGCGTCAAGTGCCCTACAGAATCTGTAGCACTACAGAATCGGCAAACAAACGCCCCACGCCAAACGCATAACGCAAACAAAATGCAACGCTACAAGTTTGCAAAATGCAGGGGGCCACGGGGGTCATGCTGTGCAAAATGTCTTTTTTTAAGGCTCTCAGATTTTTTTACCAAATTTGCCCGAAGTTCAGCAGCAAAATGCCACCTTTATCCCAAAGCGTCTTGATGGGGACTCTATTTAGCCCGTTGTGCCACTTAAATCGCAGGCTCAGGACAAACATGGGCACTCATCGCCATCGCAAAGCGGCTCAAGACACCGCATACTGACAATGCATCCTCTTGGGATGATGTTGATGTTGCCTAGAGTTTCTGGATCGTTGTGCTTTGAACCCGCAATACGGACAACGTGGTCATCCTTGTGATAAAGCCAGCCCGCAGTCTCAACAACGACAGGATCAAGTTCGACTGCTTCTTCAACAGGAACCCACGGACGCTCTACACCAGTGATGTCGTACCACTCAATAAGAACTAGCATTAGAACCTCGGAATTGGTTTTTCGGAGTCAAGTCGAATAGCCAACGCAGCACGACCACGAGATGCCTTACGTCTACGAGCAAGTTGTTTCTTTTTGTATCGAACATCCACAGTGCCTTGAACAACATCTGTACTACCGATAGGAGAACCCACAGGACGGAAACCAGTTCTTGGATCGCTTCGGGTTCCAAACACTTGACGACTTCGGTCAGCATTGGGATTGTTTACTGATGCTGTAGGCATTACTTGTTTCCTTTTACTCTGTTCGTCCGTTTAGACGTAATTCTCAAATTAGACCGACCATTGGAGCCACCTCTGGACAACGGACGTTTGTGATCGACCTCCCGTGGGTCGCCTTTTTTCAACCCCAACTTGCGACGGGCTTTGTTTCGATTATTCCGATTTCGCTTTTGCTCCGGCTTACCGTGGTACTCTTCGTACTCTTTACGGTAGTTGCGTGGCTGTTTACGGGGCATCGGGTGTTCCTTTGCGTCAGGGGATTAACTCATAGACAGGGGGAGAGGACAAGTAGGAAGTAGGTCTTTAATTCACCTAGATCCCTGAGACCCCCCTTACCCCCCATAGGAGTAAGGAGAGTCGGACTTGGTGCTTCACCTGAGTCCCTTCGACCCCAGACCTCTCGATCCATATAGGTGACCCTATTACATCCATGTTTTCTCTTTGGGTTTATGACCGACAGCAGACTCCATGAACTTGTCCAGATCGTCTTGCAACGCTCGGGCCTTGCGGTCTTTCATTGCCTGCTCTGCGTCCTGAGCCATCTGTTCTGTCCAGTACGACACAGCCATCGCCAGCACATCCAGCCGGTCATCATGGGCCAGCGATCCGCGATACTTGGTGATCCGGCTCATCTGGTACATCAACTGGTAGCGGAGAGCCTTCTCAGGGGGCATCGAGCGGGTGCTTTCGTAGTCCTGCTGAATCACGCTGCGATTGATCACCAACTTGTGACTGGTCATCACAGGCTCCAGCGTGTCGATGATCCGCTTTTCTTTCTGGGTGGTGTGCTTGACCTCTTCAATCGAGCAGGGGTAAATCTTCTTTAACACGGGCTTGAGCAACTGGGTAAACATGCCATCACCAAAGTTGGCTTCGATACGCAGGGTGTTGACCTTCTCCTTCTTGGCAATCTTGCACAGGGCTTCCAGAGTCTCCTCTGAGTATCCCCCCGGCAGACCCCCCGCCTCTGTGACAAACAGGTAGCCATTCAGCATCTTGACTACGGCATATGCAGTCTCGTCAGCACCCCGTCCAGATGGGTCAATAGCCATGACTGAGCCGGTGTAGTCAGCCCATGCTCCGTCGATCACCGTAATAGGCCCGTAGAAGCGATCTCCCGGCAATCCGACGTTGGGTAGGTCTTCGACCACGTTTTCCTTTGAAGCCCCCCAGACAGGCTTCTCCGGCCCCTGTGAGGTGTTTACGGACATGACGATCAGATCGCTGAGTTTGAGGGGATATCGCCCTTGATCAGACAGGCTGGAGTCCAGCATGAACTGGAGGTTGAATCCGGTACGCCCGTAGGAGGCTTCTCGCTCCAGCAGATCCTCGTGATCAAAGCGATCGGGATCTGTGGGCCTACCGCTGATATCTGGATCAGTATCCAGTTCAGTAATGAGGGCAGGAGCCAGTTTATCCCCATATCCTTTTCGTTGGCTGCTAGATGGATATCTTGCGGGCCAAATACGAACCTCAAAGCCACGCTCAGGCATGTAGGTGTAAATACTGGATTCTGTCTGAGGCGTGCCCAGCACCACAATGTGGCCTCCCGGCTTCAGAACCGCATCGAACTCTTTCATCGTCTCTGTCAGTTTGTCCCGCATGGTCTGGGTCGCACTGTTGTTCAGAGATTCGACATCATCAGCCACGATCAGGTCAGCCCGTGACCCGGTGATCTGACTGGTGATTCCCTTGGACACCACGGACGGAGCGTGTGAGGCTTTGGCTGGCCCAACGTCAAATGCCACCTTGGAGTTCCGCTGATCCTCTGTAGGCTTCAGGTGGCCCAGTATGGGCATCTCATTGATCATGCGAAGAGTAAAGGTAGAGAAGTCATCCGACCGTTGCTTGGACGCTGACACCACCAAGATGTTGCTGTTGGGGTTCAGAAGCAACTGGTGACATACATAAGCAGACGTAATCCAAGACTTGCCAACCCCACGAAAAGCCTCAATGACTCGACGTTTAGGCCCATTCTGAAGATACTCAGCAATATCGTATTGAATGCGAGTAGGAGCAGGAAGCCCCAAATGGTCCCAAGCCAAGTAAAGGAAGTTACGGAAGTCGGCAAGTTCATTCATGGGTTGCCCGTGCCGGGATTACCAAATTGACTGCCAGAGTCCTGTATTCCTGCGTCGCTAAGTTGGAATTCTTGTGCAGCAGCATTGGTAAGACGTTGGTTATTGCTTGGAGGAGGACGATTGAACAAGTTTGTTTCGTTGCTATATTGATCCCCAAACCTTTGATTCATTAGTCCAATCATCAATCGCAAACGAGCCTGTTTCATATATGCGTCTTCGACAACAGGAAAGCCCTTGGCATTGTCGGGAATAGGCATCGAGGCCGGTTCTTCAGACACCCGTGCTTGTGGATATAGGAATGCTGGAATACACATATCAAGATCCTGTTTGTGGTATTTGGAATGGAAGGGATTTAGCCAAGTCAGCAAGTGGTTCGCTCTGCTGCGGGGTGGCATCAATGCCATTGTCTTTGAGGAACTGTCGGGCTACGCTCAAATCAGAGGCTCCTGCTTCTCCTGACTCTACTCGACGAAGCAGTTCATTAGCGAGTGCGTCATGCAGTCTTTTTGCGGTTTGTTCATCCATTTGAAAATCCCTTAATGATAAACGATACAAGTGCCCCAACAGCCGCAGCCGCTCCAAGCATCCATGATTTGCCCTGCTCAAGACTGCGGAGCCTAGATTCGTGCTTATCCAGTTCAGCATCAATAACCTTTTGTCGGGCGACGAGTGAATCAACTTTGCCCTCCAGTCGGCCCAAGGCTAACAGTATTTCGTTGTTGGTTTCCATCATGTCCCCGTAACTCTCAAGAAAGTTGCATAAGTGCTGTTGAAAGCCGAGTCGCCATCTAGTTCTGTGCCCGTATTGTCAGCCTCAATCGTAAACTTAATTCGTTGATTGAGAATGCTTGTGACATTAACCACCGTAGACAAGGCTGTAACTTCTTTTGGCAGGTTGCCCGTAATACCAACAATGCCCTGAGCCAATGTAGTATTTGTGCTGTCATCTACAAAAGCATTGGTTGAGTGAATAATTTTAGCCGTAACCTTATTGGTATTGGTGTTTACGCGAGCAATCTGGCAATGAAGGGTTACGAGGTAGATTCCAGTCACTGGGAACACGAACTTGCCAGACGTTTGAGATACTTGCAAGGTAGTAGTAGTACCCTGACCAGTTGTATCAACTCGCTCCCACGTTGAGTTAATGTCAGCAGCAGAAGCAGTAATTGCTTGATCAACAGTAATCCGATGCTGATCAATGCAGGGACTAAGCAAGGCTGGTGGAACTTCGCCATTAGTGTCTAACTGCACAACAAGACCAGAGTTTGCTCCGGCCTTGCCTGATGGAGTTTGACTGCACAAATTGGTTGTGCCAATAACCCCAGTAGTCATTGAGTGTGGTATTTTGGTAACCATTAGGATTCTCCGAGGTTGTGAATAAGGAGGGATTTTTGCCTAGTTCTTATTTCTAGGCTAACACTGCCAGCCGCAACACTTTCTTGCAAGGTTCCTTTACCCTGTAACTGAAATGTAGTATTACCAGTATCAGTAATCAGTTCTGAGTAGTGCAAGGAAAACGAACTTAACTCAGTATTTGAAGCAAACTCAACATTTGTAACCTTACTTGTGGCGACTACTGAACCATTTTTCAACAACTGCAATTCGTAATCCGCTTTTCTGATACCGTTGGTTCCGCATTCAGCATCTACTTGGAAAGTGGCTAAGAACGTGCCCGGACCAACGGTAATTATGCCACTGCCTTGACTAACACTAATTTGAGAGTTGTTTGACGTAATTGTGTAAGTTGAGGTGTCGGCAGTAGTTTCTGAAGTCCCAGCGGGAACACTAAAAGAAAACGTGCTGTCAAGAAGAATTGAAGGGGTGTCGTTTGTGTTGTGAGTGCATAGCGTAATGCCAGCAGCCTTTGCTACTTCATCCTTACGCAACGTATCTTCGGCATTCTTAGTCCGGCTTCCGTTGTTGATTTTAACCCGACCATCAAACCCTACTTCAAGAGGAGAGGTTGCTTCTCCGGCACGGTAAAGGCGAATAGCAAGTGCTGTCGATGTTGTTGACATAGCAGTCAGTTCTAACTGACCCCTACGGTTGCCCGCAGCCGCAGTTCCGGCGTGAGAAAACCTCCAGTAAGGCTTTGTGCTATTTGACCCACTTACATTATCAGTAGAAGGAGCAAGACCAGAACGCAACGGGTAAGTGTTGTCTCCAGTTGGGTCAGGGCTGCCAATCTTTACAACGTGAGTTACATCATCTCCGCCACCCCCCAATCGAGTTTCAGAACTACCCAGTTGATGCCTAACTGTTCCATCGTTTGCAAGACACCTGATGTATGGAGCAGGGTCTTGATTAGACGAGCCTGAGAACCCAACAATCAGGGCGGGTGTAGAATCGGCTTGAGTGGCAATGGTGTCATCTGTGACGTTGATATGGACACGACCATTTTGATTTAGTTTAAACACTTTCTGAGAGCCAGATCCAGTGTTGCCATCAACTTCCATAATGTTGCCGCGTTCGCTGTTGTTACTGTCGTTGACCAAAGACCGATTCAACTTGAACAAGACATCACCACCAGCATTTACTGTGTTGTGGTCGATGATTTCGTAAAAGATTTCGTTTGTTCCAGAGTCTTCAGTAGGGTCGCGGAACCTATGAACCACCTGATCAGCCGCATTGCGATACTCTACAATGTTAGTGTTGCCGTCTACATTCTGCTTAACAATCAGAGGAGAAGTAGAGCCGCGACCGTCAATCCTAACGTGATCATTGTTTACACAGAAAATGTCATCGCCATCACTCTGCTCAACAATAAAGATGCAAACAGATTGGCTGCTGTGCCCTTGTAGGGTAAGTGGGGTAGTGGTAGAAGTAACAGCCTGACCAGTCGTTGGGAAATCAAAGACCTGACGCGACAAGCCAAAGTTGGTGACCACAATGCTTTGAGTTCTAACATCAGCACCGAGGATTCTCAGTGTTCCCACCGTAGTTCCCGTAGTAACCGTGTAGTCATCATTAGGCCGTTGGATGACACCATCAATTTCAACAATGAACGTCTGCTCAAACTCAGAGGTTGGCGGAGGAGTCATATCAAAAACTGTGTCACTACCGCTGATTGCTCCATTCAACAGTGTGCCAGAAGCAGTGCTGTAGGATTGCGGAACAGACGGAACACTGCCTGCTGAAGCCAAAGCGGCGTTTACCTGACCCAGCGTGACTGCATCGCTTGACTCAACAGCATCAAGAACATTCCGAATGTTTAGGTTAGTTGCATCCCAGAATGCACCTGAAGCATCTTTCTGCAATGCATCGCCAATACCCAGTTCATCGTTTTCTTGCTGGGCAAACAGAATCTGATTGTGATTGGCGTTGAGATCAGATGCTTTGAGAACCGATCCGTTTGAAAAGATCCGAGCAGGAGAAGATACATCCGTGTCTCGGAAAATGCGAATTGTGTCATTGACCACAATAGCACTACTTAATGCTGAATCAGTAATCGTGACTGTAAGCGTCGGTGAAGTAGTAACTTCGTATTGAGTTGAGGTCAGAGTAATTACTTCGCCATCTGCTTTTTTGATGGTCACAAAGATGTCTTCAGTGCTGACAAACTGAAGGTTGATGTTGCTGTAAACTGTTTGCCCACCGCTGGTAGGATTTACTTCTACAAACGAAAGTGCCATTAGTATCTCCGATCCGTTGCTGGGAGGTCTGACTGACTGATCAACTCATTGATTGCTTGATCAATCATTGGAATTTTTGCAAACCACATGGCTCGCTGAATATTACGAATGTCTTCTTTTGACCACGGGTTATCTGGGTCAATGATGTTTTGTATCGAACCTCTTATAGATTGAGCAAGGTTTCGTCCAACACCGTAAGCCACAGAACCACGGATTGGGTCAAGGCCGTAAGTGTCAGAAGTACGGGTGTACTTGTTGAAGAATGGATCTCCGCTTCGGCCTAAAGTCATTGCGGCTACATCAATAATCTGGGGAAGGATGTTGGAATAACTAGAACGAACAACTGCGGACTTCACAGCATTTTCCATGTTTAGTCGCTCTGCGGTCCACGCCTCACGCTCTTGTGGATCAATGGATGGTCTACGGGCGTAAGTCAATGCGACATAGGAAAGGTAGCCAAGACCTGCCGAGCCAACCATATTGATAACCTCTGATGCGTCACCACGAGCGAAACCGGCTGCAAGTTGCTTACCTTTAGATGCAAACGAGAACACACGGAACTGGCTTAACACCTTGAACAACGGATTCATTTGCATCCAGTACGGCAAGTTGCCGACAGTTTGTCGCTGCACTTGGTTGTCCGCCAATTGACGCATAGCAAGAATCAAAGCGTCATATGCACCTTGATCGTTGATGGCCTCAAAGTTGAGGTCGATCATTTTGTGACTACCAAACACAGCCTTTTTCGTTTGGACCACTTCAGGACGCAGTAGTTCTTTGTTGATCCGTTCGACCATTTCTTCGTCTAGACCGAGTTCTCGGAATCTTTGTTTACTGTTTCTCCAGAACCCTGCATTGAAATCTACCTTTCCTGTCTTGTTCATTTTGTAGGCAGAGTCCACAAACCATTGCATGTTGGACTTGGTTGCCCATCGACGCAGGAAGGTGTCCATTGGAATAATGCCAAGAGGATTCAACATCGAAAAGTTACGACCAGCATCAAGGAAGCGGTCAGTCATTGTTTGTCCTCTGACTGTTCCATCAATGCCCATGTCATCTAACCTTCGCAGAACATGCTCGCCAATGTTGTAATCAAACCCAACACCGACATGCATACCCAATTGATTTAGAATTGGATCAATGTTGTCGTTCTTCTTGACACCGATCAGCAAAGCATTGGTCATCGTTTGAAGATCGAATGACTGGAATGCTGCTCGCATGCTAGACCGAGAAACAATGTTTGCAATTTCGGGCAACTGGGCTAGACCCAAGTACATACCAAGTGTTGATTGACCCATTGCTTGCAAACGAATGTAGTTCCTCATTTGCTTTTGACCCGAGTCCGACCACAGAGGAAGACCCGTAATAGACCGGAATGTCAAGCCCATGACTTCTTCTGTGATGCCCTCAACATCTGTGCCACGAGCCTGTCGCTGAAGCACGCTCATCATTTCATCCATTGAAGGCACAAAGTTTTCTCTGGCTGCTCTTTCTGCTGTTGTGCCAAACAACTCGGGGTGTATCCGAACAAAGGCTTTGAATGACTTACGAAGTTCTCCTGCACCGAACAGTCGCTGTGTGTAAATGCTGGCAACTTCTTGGATGTTGTTGTTAATGAAATCAGACACTCGAACTTGTTGACCGTTGATTTCAGCAGTAAAGTTTTCATCAATACGGATACGAGGACGGCCCGCAGCAATCACTGGATCATGCATGCCGTCAGTTGCAAGGTTAATGATGTCATCGACAAGAGCAGTGTTTTCTTCTCCTAACTCTTTAATCAACATGCTTTTGTTGGAGGCTGTCCAACGTAGCGTGGCTTTGAAGTTGCCATGAGATTCTTTGTCTGTCATAAACGAGACAATCCGACGAGCCGCTGCTTCAGCCGCAGTAGTTTTACTGCCATCTCCCTTGGTGATGACGCGAAGCATTGCAGGGTCACCGCTTGCTTCAATAGCCTCTTTGAAGAACGTGACAATTTCTTCGCTTGCTTGCCCACGCTCATCCAAGAACTTAGCCATTTGCGTAGGTCGCCAAATACGGTGAAAGTAGGAAGGAGAGTCAGGCAGGCTGTCTCGGAAGACTCCTGCTTTTTGACCATAGCGTCTGGCATTGGCAAAGAAGTCACGAAGCCCCTCTACATAGATACGCTCATGGTCCGCCATTTCGGAGGCTGCTGCACCGCTGCGGAGTTTGCTGAGAATTTCATTGTCATCCAGCGTGGCTCCAACTTTACGGGCTGCTTTCGTTGCTCTTTGTTGAGCGTCTGCCAGTTGAATCATTGCAGCCTGTTGCAGTTGCCGAGTCTTAACAACAGCGTTGTAGCCACCCGTTGCGGTGCTTTCCATGAACAATCGAGAGGCTGTTTGCAAAGCAGCATTGCCTGTTTTCTTGAGTCGTGTAGCGACAGGCGTAGTTAAGACATGCCACCATCTAACAGGCAACCATGCTCCCTCTCCCCACTCACCATCAATGATTCGCTTGAATGTGTTGCGTGTTCCACCCTCAGCAGCCTCTTCATCAAACCGAGTAAGCATTTTTACAATGTCATCTGTTGAGTTGTCGCCTGCTTCAGAGATTGCTTCTCCCGCTGCACGCCCAACATCAGTGGCGGACACACCCCGTTCTTTTGCCCGACGATCAATTCGTGCTTGCATTTCAGGAGTAATGTCTGAGCCTGATCGTCGATGCATCAATGGATTTAAGATGTCATCATCAATATCTAAATCAAAATCCGCACCTTTAGCCTTAAGACGTTTGACTTGTGCTTCAATGATTTGAGATTTAAGGTAGTTTGCTTGTGCTTTACTTAAATCTGCTTTCTTTCTGGCTTTGACGGCATTGAATCCCGCTCGATCAAAGACTCCCAGTCGCCCTGCAATACCTTTGAGAGTACTGATCGACTCACCAGAAAGATCCCGTGCAACTTGTTTCCGAATCTGATTGGCATTAGCCTCGGATGCCGACTTGCGAATAATGGCTCCTGACTCTTCACGAAGCCTTGCTCCACCAGCCCGCTTGATTGCTTTCTTCAACTCCGCTACCGTCAAAGGAACAGAATCGGCGGCTGGAGGGTTTTGTCGCAACTTCTTTATGGCGGCTTTTTCAACGATGCTTCTAAGTTGTGACAAAGAACGTCGTTGTGGATCGCCTACTCCACGAGGCCGAGCAAAAGGTGATTTACCAAACTCAATCAAATCCTGAGCCATTTTTTCTAGTCTGGCTCGTGCTTGCTTTCCTCTAAGGCTACGGATTTGCCTAATCGTTTGTTCTTCGGTTTCTTTAAGTGCTTGCTCTGCTGTTCTGCTTCGTTTGAGGCTGACACCTAATTGATCTGCCAGTTGATTGAGTTCATCAATCCGACCACTTCGGGTCAAATCATCGACCATGTTGAATGCATTTTTAATTTCAACTCGCAAGTCACGGAGTGCTTGGAGTCGCTTTGCTCGCTGCCGTGCCTCTACGCCTAAAGAAGCCCCTAACGGTTTTCCGGCGACGGCAGAGGCGACAGTGGCTGCTGCTTCTTCTTCCAACTCTGTAGCGGACTCACGTAAGGCTGCTCGCATTTCCGCACTAAACCACTGAGGTTTGAGAGCAGCGATGCCGCCACCCAAAGCACCGGCAGCAGTAACACCGATTGCCAAATCAATAGGTCTGATGGTGGGGTCAACTCGATAACGAATCAACTCCATAGGAACATCTACAGCCGCAGCAGTAAGCAGTGTTTTGGCAACAGTGCGGCCCCTAGCACTCTTAATACCAACGTCAATAATTTTGCCAATTTGCCCAATGCGTGTTGTCGCAGTAGCCGATCCCGCAGCAACACCACCAACAGGAGTAGAAACAAATGATCCAACAGCAGTAGCAGCACCAGTTGCAACAATGAACTCTGGCAAAGAGGCAAGAATTGTGGCTCCAAGTCCACCAATAAAATCTAACGTGCCGCCTTGAAAAAGTTGGGCACGACGGCGTTCTGTAATTCGAGCATCGTTGACTTCTTCAAGAAATTCAAGAAAGTTGGAAGCAGGACTGCCGCCAAAGAATCCCGGATCTTTCAAACGCTCTTTCGTAGAGTCCGACAGATCCTCGGCATACTCCTGAAGCAACTGATCTGTAATTGAAAAGTTGGGATCGTTTTCGTAACTGGGGCCACCCATATCTCGGAAAGCCTGACCCAGTACTGTTTCGTTTGAAAACGCCTGACCCACCTTGCCAAAGAAAGACAAGTCTTGATTTTCTGGCCTGTTGGGATTGTAAAACTTGGTAAGAAGATCGCGTTTGGTTCTGGCTTCTGGTGTGGGCTTTGCCGGTAAAGCCGAAAACGGAATGTCAGTAGCAGTAATGGTTTGCGGATCAGTTTGAACAGCGGTCATTTATTCATGTCCTCTGTGATTTCTTTGGCTGCTCTAAGTGCCTCTGTTTCTACCGCGTTCAATGATTGCTCATTTTCTTGTTCTTCTCGCATTGCGATAAAGCGGGGGTCGTAGAAGAAATCAAACCTACGTCCAAGAGTCTCGCGTTGATCATCTGTAAACTCGTACAAGAACTTGTCGGCAGCCTCCATAGTCATTACTTTGGACAGGTCTACGTTCACTGAAAACGGGTCTTCAGAAATTGCTTTCAAATAGGCTCGACCTTCTGGAGATGCTTGAATCAAGTCACCTAGCAAGAGCATGTCTGGGCTGGCATCACCAGTACGGACTGCGGTAAGCAACGTCTTCGTCCCGTAAGTCTGTCCTGTAAAATCGACAACGGCATTACCCATTCGCTCCAGTGTTCGCGGAATGCCGCCATGCAGAATGCCCTCTTGTCTAAGCCTAAACATGGATGGCACGCTTTGATTCAGATCACCCATCCAGTCCAAGTCAGGAATAGTTTCTCGCTCCTCTGGAGTTAACCGTTGGTACTCCAAAAGAACTTCAGGATCCATAAAGGCTCGTCCCAAAGCACCGGGTATTTCGCCATTACCGATGCGACTGCGGAGCGATTGTTGGCGACTAAAGTTAAGACCTCCTTCTTCTGGATTAAGTGCGTCAAAAGTTCTACTACCTTCAGTAGAGAAGAAGTACATCATCCACGGTTTTTTATCTATAAGGTCGGCAAACTCAGGATCTCCTGATGTGATTGCTTCTTCTACTGTGACACTTCTCGGCGAATATCTTTCACCACCGCCTCCCACAGTCATCGCAAAGAACTGTTCTACGACCGGATGACCAATTTCAGATTTTGCCAAGAGCCTAATCAGAATACGAGGTCGCAAAGTACTGAGGCTTTCGGCTTTGATTTTTTGTTTTTCGGCAGCCTCTTCAAGAGTATCCGCATTGAGTCCGGGTATCTTTTCTGCACCCACCTCAAGCAGTTCCTCTAGCGTAAACGAGCCATCAGGTCTTTTCAGTCGATCAGGGTGCAACACCTGTCGTTCTCCTGCCAGTCCTCCTACATTTTGGAAGACTCTGAATCCCATTCTAAAATTATTTGCACTCACAGGCTCAAAACGAGTAATGTTCATTCGACCATCAGGTGCATTGTCCGCAAGAAACTCTTCTCCAAACAACGCTTTAACGGCGGGTGATCCAGAGTTGAAGGCTGCGGCAACACTTGAATCCGTTGCGTTTCTTTCACCAAACGCCTGTTGAAGCATTGCAAACAGACTGTTTGGGCCAAGGTTTTGTTCCGTGGCTTGTGCCAAAGACGAGATTCTGATTCGCGTCCCGCCCAAATGAACGTAATTCTTTTTGATGTATCCGTTAGCGTATTCGATTGCAGAAGTTACAGTTGCCTCAGCATCGCCTGATGCGTTGCTTCCTGCTCGCATAAACAAATACATGGTGGCAAGTTCTTTGACTTCATCACTAGTTGTTGCAAGTTGCTGAGGAGTCATCTGACGTTCCATTTGCTCTCGCAACCCTGAAGAAAGTACTCCAAATTGATCTTGGTTTGCAATTGCACGAACGATCTGACCAAACGCCCCTTCAGGAGTGTGGCCTTCCATTGTTGTCATGTGTCGGTATACATCATAAACAAACGTAGCATCTCTCAAGCCTTCGTTCGCTCCCAAGTATCCGGAAAGACCTTGGCTGTCGTAAGCCTGATATTCTCGGTAGCCTTGCAAAAACGATTCAAACGCAGGGTCGGCTCGAACACCTTCAATGTCTGGCAAGTTGTTGATTAGTGTTGCCATTTCTGCACTTGATCGAGTTAGAAGCGAAACACCGTTTGACATGATCGTGATTGATTTGGGGTCGGTGGATCCCATTTCAATAGCCACATTGACTCGGCGGCTTTGTGGGGTGCTTTCATCAACCTGAGATCCTTGCATTACTTTTAGTTGTCGAACTTGCTCACGAGCATCTTTGAATTGTTTTTCAGCGTCAAGGATAAATGTTGAGCCTGTTTCAGTATTCAAAACTTCAACGTTTCCACCATCAACGGGGCGTAAGTCAATGCTGCCTCTTTCAAAGTATTCCAACAAAACAGGATCAGATGCAATGACTTGCACTGTGAAGTCAAGTGCGGTGTTTGCTCCCTTACTTTGCGTTAAATCAAGAACGGTTGCTCTTGTTTGGCTAGTAACAACTTCTACCGCTGCACTCCGCACGCTACTTTCAAGCCCCTGCTCAAACGCTTCAAACTCTTGTTTTGCAATCTGAGTTTTTCGCGTGCCTGCTGCTGAATCAATTCGACTTTGTTTTTCGTTTCGGTAGTTGCTTACTTCTGCAATTTTCCCCAACCTACCCTTGCGTGAATCGTCTATAGGCAGACCAAGTTTGTTCCGAGTAGAAGTAGCAGGATCAAATGACTCTGGAAGCGTAATTGGCCCAGTGGGCATGTTGTCAAGAATAAATTCCATTGTTGGAATCGTGGACGGGTCTTCAACCATGATGTCCACAGCGGATTGCCCGATTGCAATGTTTGTGCCGCGTCGAGTCATGCGACCATCTACACGACCTTCGATAAGGTCATACAGGCCGTCGTATAGTTGTGCGTTGTTTCCGTCTGGATCAAAAGGTGCAAGATTTGCCAGTGTAATCAAAGCATCTTTTGCATCGGTAACGCTACGAGTTTGATGTTCTTTTCCCGCCCAAGCGTTGTGGTCCGCGTTTACTTTTTGAAGCAATCGCCCAAAGTTTTCGTTGAATCGCTTGTTGAAGTAGCCCTCGTTGACACCTGCCATCCGCAGTTTGGCTCGTCTTTCTTCAGCGGTTTTGCGAAGCCAGTTCTCCATGTAGTCTGGCTCTAGTGCCCCTTCTGCCGTTCGTAGTTGAGTTTTGTCTGTGTCGTACTGATTGGCAAGTGCCAACATTTCTTGATCTGCCAAAGCACGACCACGACCACGAATGTGTGCGGGAGTAACACCAGTTAGTTTGCCTTGCTCGACCAGTTCTGCAATACTGAGGTCAGTTTCTGCAACCAGTCGTTCTGCATCTTTCTGGGCTTCTTGAGTCCGGAGTTCTTCAAGAGTTGCCAAGTCACGAACCGTACGAGAAAGACCGCTCAAAGCCTGACCCATTCGTGCCATATCTTGGGCTGGTCCGAGGTCAGGACGAACAGCATCCTGCTGCATCAAAGGTTGAGCAGGTGCTCCCGCTACCCCCGGATCAACAGCAGTATTTACGGGTTGAGCAGTAACGTCAAAGACGGGCTGTTGAAGTTGTGGGGCACTAAGTTCGCCTGATCGCTTTTGGGGTCGTTTAGCCATTAGAGGTTCCTCATAACATCGTATGTTCCAACACCGGCACTAATACCCTGACTCAATCCAGAGATAAGGTATGGAGTCATTGATGGCTGAGACACAGGTTGTCCCGGTGCAGGCAGGTTGATCGGAGCCAGCGGTGCAGGCTGTGCCCTATTGAGTGCGTTTTGAGCCGCAGCCCTATAAGCAGTAAGATTACGTTGCCTTTGTCGCAATGCTCCTTTTAGGTTGGCAGTTTCGACAGCAATGCTTTGAGCCTCGGCTGCTTGATACTGATTCATTGCCTGTTGAATACTACTTCCTTGAACACCTGACTCTGCTGCGGCTGCGGACGTAAAGGCCATTGACGCTGCTGTCTTTTGGTTGATTTGAGACATTTTTTGTGTGGCTTGCAGTTGAGTTTGCTCTACGTTTTCCAGAACTGCCCCAAACTGGTTTGACAAGGACTTGGAAGTGCTTGCACCGTACTCTAAGTATCGAGCAGTTTGAAACTCCATTAGTCGCTGTTGATACTCTGTTTGAGCCTCGTAGTTGGCGTGGTTGACGGCCTCTTGTTGTGCTTGGTAGGCCGCCTGCCCTCGTGCCTGTTGCCGTGCTGCTCGACCTTGACTGATTCCGCCTGCAACCCCAAGAACTCCTGCGGTAATAGATACTGGCTCACACATGATTGATCCTCGCAAATTCTAGGAACGGAAGGTTTTGTGGCCCCACGGCACGACGATTGATGAATTTGTATCCAAGATGTTCAATAAATCTCATGTGTACCTTGTTCCTTTCATCAATAATGTTTCCGGTGAGGTGATATGGCCTTACGAGTTCCTTGTGAAACGGGACGCAAGTCTTCATAAAGGCGTACTTATGATTGGCAATATTGTCGGTTCCAAGCATCCAAATAGCGGCAGCAGATTCGCCGTGGGGGACACAACCAAATAATGCTGAAGGCTCGTCCTCATACATCCATGTGTAGCACGGAGCCGACTCTTTGAACCCTTGTTTGAGCGAAGTAAACGGGTCTTTACCAAGGGCTTCGATTTCATCGCGGTCCGCCTGTCTCAGATTGTTGTAGACGGAGGCGACATGTGATTTCTTTGATTCAACGATTCCGGTCACTGTTGCTGCTCGATCCTAGTGGTGTATTGGGCCTCAAACTCTGCTGACTGGATGTTACTAGGAAGTGCAGAAGAATTGATAATCTCAATCTTGGCATTTTGAGACTTCAAGAAAATAGGAATGCGAAATGATCCTGTTTCAGCAGGAATGCTGTCAAGCGTGGCAGTGGCTGCAAGGAATCGACCGCTGAACGGGTAGTCAATCGCTGTGCCGTCTGCCCCACCAACTTGAGGGGTAACACGAAGAGTAAACGAGGCTGTATCGTCGTATTCGAGTGTCATGTATCGCAACTGATGGCGACCTGTAGAAATGATGTCGATCTTGCCTTCTTGCATCTGCCGCTTGAGCAAGGGTTTAGAAAACTCGTACGTCATGGTGTAGGGCAGTCCGAAGAACACTGACACCCCAGCGTCTACAACAGAGTTCACAACAATGGTTGTACTTCCTGCTAAATCAGTAGTATTGACATCCGTAATCGTCAGAACCTCGCCAGACTTCGTAACCAGATTGTATGTCAATGATGTATCTACTTCTATTCCCGTAATTCTAAACGTAGTAGTAGTTTCGGTCGCACTTGTTCGGTCTGCAATCAAAAAGCGTCGGTCCAGTGTGGTGACGTAAGTCGAGCCTGTGTCCTTGAGGCCGGTCTGCAAGTCCATGCGTTCCAAGAATGTCTTGCCACCCCTGTTTACCAGCATAAAGAGAGATGTACCAATGAACTGGATGTTAATGATCGTAAGATCAGTAAACTCAAAGGTAAACCAAGCAGATTGCGTCTTTCCACGGCTGGTGTTGTTGTACTTGTAGACATACAGTTTAGTTGCACTCTCAGCCTGAATCACCAACAGGTTTTCGTGCGTTGATGACACTGCTCGTTTGACCGTGCCCTCGATGAACTTGGGAACCTGTTCTGTGATGTCAATCGCGTCAAACTGAATGTCAGCCGTGGTTCCGCCTTTGAAGTACTCTCGATACCCCGTGAAAGACCCACGCTTGAAGGGGAAGAACAGAGTTGCTCCAGCAGCCACGGGGGCAGAATCCGTATCACAATCAAAGTCCGTCACGTTAGTCACAGACACCGTAAGGGGTGACAAAATGCTTTCGCCAGCCAGCGAGAACTGCGAGCGTTCAGAGAACAGCATCAAGCGGTCACTAAACGGAGTGGCTCGGTCCAACTTGGAAATCTCAGTACCGCCCACGCCCACATCAATTGGAGCCGAGTCCAGTAACTGCGTCACGGTAGTCCGGAAAAAGTTGAAGAAAAAGCCAACCTCAGACAGGTTCACGTTTTCGCCGCTCGTGATTACCAAACGGTTCTTGAACAACGTGATGTCTGTGATTGGCTGACCGATAAATGACGGAAGGGGATTCGTGGTGTCATTGCCGGTTGTACGATTCGTGAACTTGAACGAGGCCCAGTCAACTGACGCATCTGTTCCCGCTACTGAGGGAGTCTCTCCATTTGCCTCAGTAAACATGAAAGTGCCATCAGACTGACGAACCAAAATGTGAGGAAGTGTTTTGAAGTCGTACGTTGTCGTTACGCCGGGACCGGGGGCTTCAACCCATTTACCTGACACCATCTTTCCTTCATCGGTGTTTACGGATGGATCTGTGTTAGTAACATCCAGTCCATCCCCGTGAAACACAACAAAGTAATCGTCAATATCTGTTTCGGGACTTCCTTCTACTTTGACCTTCATCAAGTGTGGTGCGGTAGAGGGGAGTGAAGCAAAGAAAGTGGTTTCTTCTCTAATTACCGTAACACCCGCGTTTCCAAAACTGTCTTCAATCTTGATCGAAAACTCGCCATTGCCAATAATGTGCAACACGCCGTTTTGTGCCTGATCCAATCCGCAAGTTATGCCAGCAATACCGTTGAGAGCAGTGCCACTAAATGCCAACATGCCGTCAATAGAAGCATCACCTGTGGTCATTATCTTTGCAATGTTGCCAACCTTGGGTGGCCCATCATCTACACCGCCTGTCGCTGTTACAGTTGCCGTCCCAGTTTGACCAGCATTAGCACCACTCTCCATTGTTACCGTGACGCTAATTGTGGCATCTACCGCAGAGGTGTTAAAGACAAGCAATGCTTCGTGAGGAGCCGACGCTTGAAGACGAGAAAAAGGTGACGTAGTTGCAGCCATCGCTGGGGTGATTGCAGTGTTGACAATGAACGTCACATCACCAATCGTAAAGGCACGGAGGACAGCACTGGGGTCTGCCAAATCATCATTACTACCCCCATCGTTACCAATGTAAAAGTCATCACCAGCAAGGTTGTCTTGATATACAGTTCTAGAAGCCCCCGGTGTGCCGCCTTTCAAATCGTTAACAAGGCATGTTCCAGTTATACCGTCAATGGTGATAAGAAACTCTTCATCATTGTCCCTACGCACGAAGTGTGTAAAGGCATTGGTAATGTTGAGGCTCGTGTTTGAAGCGTCTGTTATTTCAGTGACATGGTTGAGTGGAGGACGTTTGATCAACCCGCCGACAACCAAAGGCATGGCGTTGACTTGATTCTCACACTGATTCATGCCCCGATTAGAAACAGGCTGCTGCGACACACCGCCGGTTAGATCAGGGACAGAAGTAAGAATAAGTGGCATTAGACTGTGCCTCGCTGGGCATCACCCCGATTCACAATACGCAAAGTATCAAAGTTGCCAAAGATGCTGTAATCAGCCGTATCCATCTCAAACTCTTTCATCAAAGCCAATGCTCGTATCTCGTCTTGCCGAGTAAAAGCGTGATGTTTTTGAGAGCCAACCATGCGGTCTTGAAAGACACGGGCTGCTTTGATGGTGATGTACCTACGAACCGCCTCTGGCAACTCGGTAAACGGCAGGAGGTAAATCACAGTCACCTTGACATTTTTGTCAAACTCAAACGTGTTTTTGGTTTTGTTGAACAACCGAGTGCCACGCTGAGTTATGTCTCGGTTGTCGGTATTAGTTGACACCATGTCTGGCGTACCGCTACGGACCCGAGGGTCAATATCAATACGCACGACATTGGTGGGCAGAACAATTTGTTTGTCTGTATTCGGCTGGAACTCAACGTCAAACTGAGTGTTGTAGTGCCAGCCCATTGTCTGCACTTCTCGATTAATTTCTAACAGGATGTTTTGTGCAATAGCAGCATCAGCATTTGTTTGCCCATCGAGCGTAGTTACGGGTGGCTCACCAATAGCACTAAGCATGGTGTTTACCGCATTAAGTTCCGTGGTCATTTGAACAGACATTGATGCTCCTTTTGCATAAGAATAGGGCCACCCATAGCAGAACTACGGGTGGCCCCAAGTGGAGAACTCAGACGAGATCAGTATACCAGATTAGGCTCCGGTGTCTACCAACTCGTAGCAGGCTTCAGGACGAAGAACGCCGTGACCCATTGCGTACTTGGCAAGCATAAGCGTACCCATACGCTCCATGAAGTACTCAGACTCCATAGCAAGATCCATCAACTTCACGCTACCCACGCCTTCGGTTTGGAAGACAATACCGCGAGTACCAGTAAAGTTAACGCCAGAGTAACCGCCTGAAGACACGCCAAAGACATCGTTGAGGATGGCGTTGTCGCCCAAGGTTGCATCCTGCGACGTTGACTCATCACCAGTTGGCAAGTGAGTGGACTTCAGAACCTGAATACCAGCAATCTCGACCAATTGACCACCGGACAACGAACCGTTGCCTTCTGGGTTGAAGTCTCGGTTGATGGCATCCAAGTTTTCAGTCAGCACCTTGTAGTAGTCGTCTGGACTGAGAATGCAATAGCGACCTTCACGGCTGACGTTCTTCTTGTCCATCAAGTTAGCAGCCTTGAAGATACCAGCAAAGATTTGCTTACCTTCGGATGCTTGGTCAAGAGCAACGCCGTACTGGCCTTCCGAGTTGATGTGAGTAGCCGTGGCAGCCTGATCACCATCAATGTTGATCACAGCACCGAGGTACTTACTTGCTTCAACCGCAGCAGCAGATCCAGCAGCCGTTCCAAAGCGGTCAGTAGTCTTTCGTGCCCCTGCAATAACAGTACGCATGATTGCCTTGTCCGCGTGGTTAGCCAACGCTCGACCGATTTCGGTGGAGTAGATGGAACGAACATCATAGTGATTCTTCGCTTCATCAATGTCAGCAATAAAGGCCGAGGACTGAAGCACACCGTCAATTGAGATGGTCACTTCGCCGTGGTTGATGGAAGACAGGTAAGCCGCGTTATCGACCAAGACACTTTCACCGGGGGTGTGGTACTTGGCTGATGCGACACCAGTCACGGGGAATTGAGCGGTCTTGCCGCTGGCGATGGTTCGCACACGGTGCAGACCCATCATCAAGTTGTTTTCCTCGAAGGTGGTCAGGACTTCCCCTGAGAACACCTTAAGGAACAGTTCATTAGCGTCCGTACCAGTCGCGGCATTTTCACCGAGGCGGTTTGGACTTGTTGCGCCATAAGCCATTGTTGACTCCTTAATTTAAACGCATTAAACAAATGACTGATTCTTTGTGTCCCTTAGTTATCCGACGCATCGGGCCAAGTTTCATCTTGAGAACCATTCAAAGATCCGGCATACCAACCTTCTGGTAACCGGACTACAGAAGACGAGAGGGACCATCCCTCACCATCCCAATAGTAGACTTTTCCACGGACATCGGGGCCGAGCCTCACGAGTCCGTCACTTTCCTCCACGAATACGACGCTGGAACTCTGACATCCGACGCTTCCAAGCGTGATGCTCAGGAGGACGAGTGGCGTTTTTGGCGGTTTTGCCCGCAAGTACGAATGGAAGAAGTACCTGAAACAAAGCAGTAAATATCGCATTCCACATTTAATCACAATCGCCCCACTCTGACAACACCTTGATTATGGCATTGAATCCGTTGCTGGTCTGGTAGTGGTATCGGTAACCAGCCACATCCCCCAAAACTTGCAGCAAATCTTGGAACCCCACCACGCCATCTTCGTTCAGGTCGGACGGGCACGAGTTGTCTGCGTCGTACTCAACTTGGTATGGCGACGGTTCGCACGGGTGGTCATTGCCACAAGCAAAGCGCACAACGCCAGAAGACACGAACCTGTCGGGACCAGTGAACCGAGCGATATGAAACGAACCGGGCCACTTCTCACTCAT